CTAGCAGTATCTTTGAACAAGATAAAGTTGTTAGCTCCTTGAACACACAAACAACGCTCAGAAAGCATGTGTACGTTCATTTCGTCGATGTCAGAAGTATAATTTCCTCCAACTGAACCAGTGATCCAAGACTTCATACGACGATCATCAGCTTCAGAAGCACGATAACGAACGTGTAAGAAAGGACGTTGGATGTTTTTACCTAATGTTTGATCGTAAACAGTAGATACACCAGCAGGAACAAGAACACCGTCAATATCAGCAGTAAGACCGCGAGTAGCAGCGTCGTTCAAGTATTTCCAGTCAGTTTTGTAGAAATCATAAGATCCACGACGGAATCCAGAGAATCCTAAGTTAAGAGCCATATCCTCGCTGTTGTCAAATACCCCGTAAGAAGTACCGCCAGTTCCATAAGAATTAGCACGCGCAAGCATATTGTCAATAGCCAAAGAAGTACCACGATCTAAGAAAAGCATGTTTTCTTCGATAGCACCTTGCTTATCAAGCTCTTGAAGGATTAAATCAAATTCAGCAAGACCAGTAAGCCCAGTTGAGTTATTGAAATCGTGATCGTTGAATACCAATCCACGAGACTCAATAGCAGCAAAAAGACCTTCAGTACCACGAATAGTAGCACCAGCCGCATCAGTAATACCAGAAGAAGCGGTTACTTTCTCAGCTTCAACCATGCTCATTTCAAGATAATCCTCAAAACGAAGACGAGTTTCATGCTCAGATTTCAAATACCAAAGGTATCCAGAAGTTCCCATTTCACTTGTTACTTCAACCCATCCGATTTGAGCAGTGTCAGAACCGTTGATTGAATATTTATCTTTTAAGATAATTGGTGAGTTAGAGAATTTTTGGAATCCTGCGTCAATTGATCCTTGCATTCCGGCTGAACCTTTTCCAAATTCAGATCCGTATACGAATACTTTAAGATCTGGAGCAGGGGATCCGACAAAACCAGCTGGCCAAGTGTCAGAATCAAGAGGATAAGCCTCAATACTGTCAGTAGCTACAGTTTTAACAAAAGCACGAACAGTAGTGTAACCATTAGCAACAATAATTGTTTGGTTTGCACGAATTGCATGCCCTGTAATATTAATTGTATTATCTGACGTTGAATTAGTAGCAACGTTAGCATCATTATAAGCAACGTGCAAACGCCCTTGCTCAGTCCATACAACTTCGTCGGAAGCCATTGGCATTTCAGCACCTACCATACGCAAGAAAGAAGAGATAGAACGGTTTCCGTAACGCTCTACTTCTTTTTCGTATACTTCTGGTAAGAATTGTTTAGTAAAGTTAAAGTCATTGTCTCCGATAGCTAAATAGTTTTTATCGAACAATGTTTTGGTTGGTGATGGGGTTAATCCAGCAGGATATGCACCCCCAGTAGCAAAACTCATAGTTTTTTAATTTTAAATTGTTATTTTCTAATTTTCACTTTTAAGCGAGAAGTATCATCACCACTAATTGCTCTTACTTTAAATCCTTTAGCATCCGTAACAGGTTCGTGAGATTTGCGTGGGTCCATATTTACATTTTTGGATCGTGCAATAGTCTCTTTAATCGCATCGGCTTTGCCTTGTTCATAAAAGTGGTTTGCAATAGCGTCGGCATTCATAGCGGTAAATAATGATTTGTGATAACCTTTAGCATCTTTTATATTATTATTTTCATCCAAAAACTTTTTGACAAAATTATTAATATCAGATTGCTGATTTTTCACCTCAGAGGCATTCTTAACATTAAACCGATATTTCTTATCCCCAACGCTATATTCAAAACCTTTGAATTCATTTGAGAATACCTCATCAGTTCTTTTTAAGAACGTCTTTTTTTGCTGTTCAGCCGTACGAGTTACCTCCTCGTTTTCTTTATTATAGCGGTTGAAAAATTCAACTGCTTTTTGCTGCTCAGGCGTTAACCTTGACCCAGCTTTTATTTCTTCGTAATATTTAGACTTTTGATTTTCTAAATGATTTTTAGCTTTTGCTACTTCTTCTTTAAAAGCTAGCTTAGCTTTACGCACTTCTCTTTCATCATCTAATTCTTCATCATATGAAAAATCTTCCATTAAAAGATCGATGTCTTCTTTATCTAAATGTGGTTTTGTGCTTTCGTAATATTCTCTTAGCAACTGTGTTTCGTTAAGCTGAGAATAATCTTGGTTTAAACGTACATAATCTTCAAGTGTACCACCTGTGTCATTTATAAAGTCTACAACTTTTTGAATGTTTTCAGGTAGTTCAATGCCGCTTTCTTGTTGTTCTGCAATTGCTTCTTTAACTTCATCGGCTAGCTCATCTGCTTGCTCTTGAACCTCTTCTTCGGTTATTTCTTCAAGAATGGATTCTTCTGCTTGTACGGACTCTTCAGTTTCGCTGGTGCCCCGTACTTCTTCAACCACTGCTTCGCTACTTTCCTTGTCTGCGGATTTTCCGACAACAGCATCGCCTGCATCTGTTTCTTGTTCTTGAACGGCATTTTCTGGTTCTTGTTTAAAATTTCTTAAATCAACTCTAATAACACCGTCATCTACTTCTGGTGTTGGTTGCTCTACTTGTTGAGGTGTTTCTTCAACATTCTCAACAACTTTGTTTTCTTCTTCGTTCATGATAAAATATTATATAATTATACATTTATTTATATTACCTAGGTTCAAAGGAACCTAAGTCAAAGCCCCCCAGCACATCATTACCTGCTGATTCAAAATTCTTTGGCCCTGTATTGTTTTGTCTTTGGTCAATAAGCTCACTTTGACGGCTTGCTTGTTTATTTACGCGCTCGTCTTTGCGATCTTCTTTAAACCCTTCTTTACTTTTATAAACTTCAGCTTCGGCACTTTTAAGTTGCATGTTCATTTGGAATTCAAGTTGCATTAATTCTTTTTTAACTTGTGCTTCCTGCATCAATTTTTGATTTTCAAGTTGCGCTTTTATTTGCTCAATTTGCATATTCATCTGCATTAATGCCTGCTGTTTCTGTACCTCAGCTTGGGCGGCAACTTGTTGTGCTTGAGCATTTGCCTGCGCTTGTGCTTGAATATTAGCTTGTTGCATTTGCTGATCACGCTGCAATTTCTTTTCTCTTCTTATTTTAAGCAACTGATTAGCTAGCTTAATGTTTTTAATTTCGCGCAAGTCAATGGCATCGCCAAGTTCAATTAATCCAGCAGATAATGCCATTTGTATATTATTTTCAAGCAATTGTTTTTCTTCGTCATCAGGCGCTAATTCAATAAATATGCCAAAATCATAAAGGTGAAGATTAACCATTTCATCTAGTGTTGCCACATTGTGTGCTCCAATACTTTGAATAAACGCCTCCCGAGTTGGCGAGTATTCTAATATATCAGATATACGCAAGCTTAAACATTCTGCTGTTTCCGCTGTTAAAAATAATCCAGCTTGTAATATGTGGCGTGTAGCAGTATTTGAATTTGCGGCCGCTAATTTTTGCACCCCAACTAAAGCATTTTTATCTGGCATGCTGCCATCTCTAGCTTCATTTAAGCCCGTAACATCACGGATCATTTGCAAATAATAGTTGTAAGTTTGAATTAATGCTGCTAATTTTTGTCCCCCCGCTCCGCTTTGTAATTCTTGAATTGGCATTTTACCGGGATTCATATCTCCTGTTGAAGTAAATGATCTACCAATAACAGAACCTGTTTGAAAGAACATATTAAGCGCTTCTTGCGGATTATAGTTTGTTCCGTTGCCTAAATCAATTTCAGCTAGGCCATCAGCATCGAGGTAAACACCATCTGGAACCATACGTGATAATACTTGCTGCAGCTTTAAATGTGTTAGCTGAATCATATCAGCAAAACCTTCAATACGGCTGACAAGAGACTCAATACGACCTTTATACATTCTTGGGGCAACAATACTATAGTTCATTCTAACTTTAGTATAATCACTTTTTGGACGCATCATATTTTTTGCAAGCTCCCATTTAAGCAATGTATTTGTGCCAAGCACTAATGCTCCTTCGTATAATACTTCAAGCGAGCGTGATACTTTTTCAAAGTTACCATCTAATACGTCGATTGGCGGATTAAATTGGTCATCTTTAATTAATATCTTTGATGCGCCTGTTGCAGTTTCTTTTATTTTATAAACCTCATTAGCATAGGTCTTATAATTAAAATATAATATTTGTACAGAGTTTTGGTCGATATTATTGGTCTCGTCCATTGTTCTGTGATAAAAATCTGTATTTTGAATTCCCTGTTTTGTAACATCTTCTAATTCTTCATTAGTAAGATTAGGAAATTGCTTCTTTAATTCATTAATAGGTATTGTTTTAATTTCACCTACATAATAAATATCATCAAAATATGGAGAATCTGTATATGAATAAATAATATCAGCAGGGTCTACATATTCTATTGTAACGCCAGTTGACGTAGAAAAATTATTTTTAACACACGCCATACCTATTGTAACTAAATCATACAATAAGCGTCTGCGAGTTAAATCATAATTATTACCTTGTAATATGGTATTAATTGCTTGCTCTTGTGCAATTTCCGCTGCTTGCTTATAGCTGAGCTGCATATGTAATTCAAGTTCTTCTTTTGAATCAGGCAGCTCCTCTGGTGGATTTTCAAAAAGATTAATACCTAGTGTTTCTTGTACATAGTTATTTAATTCTTTTGTTTGCATGTCGCGCATAATTGACTCCATATATTCGGTGCGCTTGCTCATACCATATGGGTCTTGCGAAAATGCTTTAATGTCAAACATGCGGTCTGACATGCCATTCACAACTATATCCACAAACTTAGGTATAATTGGGACGGGCTTCCAGTCTAAATTAAGGTAAGACAAATCACCATTAATAGATAATTCATCTTTATACTTTTGAATTGATTGTTCACCACGCGCATATAATCTGCGGCGATGAAAA